AATAGATCGGTAAAATCTTGATAGTCAGTTACAACAAGTGGGCATTGATTTAACCACTCTTGAAAATCCTGATAACGTTGCTCAAGTTCTTGCTCTCTAGTCATCTTGAAAATCCTCCTCGACTACAAAACGAACATAAGTTAACCCTTCAGTTTGTTGTACAAATGAAGCATCAAGATTATGCTGAATAACAAAATCAGTATTAAGTTTTTCAAGTTTTGATCTGTTCATTAGTTAGTTTCCTCGAATGGTTCTCTTAATGGTTTTTTGAAATCACAATTTGCATACTCTTCAACTTCCTCTACTACATCATCAAAATGGTCTTCCCAATAGTTTTGTGCTTCATCAACAAATTCTGCATCTGACATATTCTCATAGTATCTGTCGAGGTCATCCATAACGTATGCAACTAAATCTTTTGTTGACATATTATCAACCTGTCTCTCAACTAAGAATGATCTTAGTTCCTGTAGTTGGTTATGTGTCATACCAAACTTTTCGTATTTAATTTTGTCGTTTTGGTTCATAGCATTAAGTAGTTTGATTAATAATATCCCAAGTAGAGATAAAGTTTTCTAACCAGTAAACTTGATTACCAGTAAGTCTTCCCTTAGTGTCATCACTATAAAGCAAGTCACTCGCACATCTATGTGGTAATTTGTTTTTCTTACACCAATCTGTAAGAACATCACATAGGAATAACATTTCTCTTGACATATCTACCACTCCCAAAACATAGCATTGAACATCGCAATGTTTAAGTAGTCACTTTCATGTACTTTTACACTACTTGTTTCCATGAACTCGTGACAAAAATACTCTACATTCACTCCTATTTCATTTGTAGCAGCGAGTACTTCCCCTGTCTGTTCATCATTCAAACCTAGAAAGTCAATACAAACTTCAAGGTTATCAATCATTTGGTCAATTTCGGATTTCATGTGGTGGTGTCCTTTGTTTGATATACTTATTATAATGGATGTAAACTATAAATCTACATCCTGTGTGCCACTAATATTATTGTCCCAAAACGCCTTGCTAAGTTGCTCTTCGAGGTAGTATGCTTCATCTTCTCTGGCATTTGAGTCTGTGATACCATCAACTGTCTGTCTAACGTGGGTAAATTCGTGTATCAAGGTCTTTACATATTCTTTTATGTCAAGTCCATTATGAACGTGTATTAAAAACTCTCCGTCATTGTCCTGACAAAATCCCATCGCAAACTCTCCATCAAGGTCAACTTGATTGATTTCTATTTCTTTGTCCTTAATAACTGGAAATAGTTTTACTATCCAATCTACTAATGGAAATGTTATATCCTTATTCGGGTCAACTTTCCAATCCCCTGATGTATATAAAGTCATTGATAGAATAAATTGTTGATTATTAAATTTGATACATTGACTCCCCAATGTAGGAATACAACAAAGGAAATGATGAATACCAACTTCTCCTTTGCTGTCATATTCTTTGCCATATTTATCTCATATTAATAACTGTCATTAAAGATCGCATAACCGATTTGTGTATAGTCATAAGATAGTGCATTATCCCATGTTTTTTGCCAATCTATCTCAATCCAACTCGGCATATCTCTTGACACATATCCACAATCTGATGCAATCATTTCTGCAAATTCTGCACCACTATCATATTGTCCTTGATACATATCTTCAAAATGCTCTACTGAATCTATATCATAATTCTCTGCAAATTCATCGACTAATTTTTGGTCATAATCTTCACAAAGTCTGTGGTATGTTTCATAGTAGGTTAGAAATTCTGTCTCTCCATAATTTTCGATGAACTCGCACATTTCGTTGTACTCCCAGTTGTAGAGTTCATTGTACTCATCAAGAAGTTCCTGTGTTTCTTCTTGTAGTTTACCAGTTGCTAGTCCTTCTCTTGTCATGAAAATAAAGGGGTTAATTGGGTGCGAGAAACAAAAACTCGGACTTACAGGACGTAATTTCTATGCTGAACAAAGACAACCATAGATCCTTGCCTGTTTTGTTTCCCTATTCTTATTATAGAGCATCTAAGTCAGAATGGCGAGCCCTTTGTGACACTTTCTTTTCTGGCATAGGTGTGTACTCATAACCATACATTTGTAAGTAACCTTCAAATGATGAGTCTGGTACTTTGCCTTCCCAATATTCCTTCTCAGTATAAACCTTTTTAGTTTCAATTAATTTCTGTGTTTCTAACTCGTCGCTCTCATCAGCATTTGTATGATGTGTAACTTCTTTTAAAGTTTTAAGATAATCTAAAACGTGTTGTCTTATTTCCATGAGTTGTTCATAACAACCTTGATTATGAGCACAACCACGCAAATCATGATCAGGTTTCATAACTGATTCTGTGAATAGAGATAATGCTCTATCATATTTGATAGCTGGGGATTCTTCTCCAACTGAAGCTTGATCTTTCATGAGTAAAATTAATAAGAGTTGTCGTAGTCATCTTCATACTCATCAAAGAATGAGAGTATAAATGCAAGAATTAATGCAAGAGCTATAGAGCCAATGATGATAAGTAAAAGATTCATTTGATTAATTGTTAACGATTGAAATGGCTGGTTCGCCTTTGTTGAATACAGTATCAACAACCGCTTCAACTTTGCGAGCAGTGCTAATTCCAACTTTGCTATAGACAGGTATGCAAACTAAACCAAACGTCTTTGTGGCGTCGCCTAGACGTATCACACGTCCAATAGTTTGACTTATACCTATGTAGTCCATACTTCTAAGAAATAGAACTGCCTCTAATCCATTGACATTGATACCCTCAGATAGAATACTATGATGTAGAACTACAAACTTTTTAGTAGTATCCTTACCCCAAGCATTGAGAGTATTAAAGAACTCTTCTCTATCAACCTTCTCGCCATCTACGATAGCACCAGTTTTAGATGTGATAGTCAACCATGAATAACCACGATCTGCTAACTCTTGAATGAAATCAGTTTGTGATAATAGAGCAATGATTTGTTTAGTTGACTTAGCACATATCAATACCTTATTCTTACATATATTATCAATCGAGTCAATCATCTGTTCGCAATCACGCTCAGCAACTAACTCATCTTTATGTAGTATTCTTGATTGATAAACTTCAACTTTAGGTGGTAGTATGTAACCTTCTTTAACTAACTGTGGAGCAGGCACTTGACATAATACATTACCATACTCTGGCCAGTTCATACCAGCCTTGACAGGCGAACGACTATGCTTTGGTGTAGCAGTAAAGAAGTAACATCTTTTAGCAAGATGAGAGAAGTGTTCAGTAGCAGGGAAAAAGTTTTTCTGAACTGAATTATGTGCCTCATCAAAATAGATAGTATCAACTTCAATATCAAGTGACTCTTGTATCTTATGTAATGAATGATATGTTGTAAAGATTAAGATATGATCTGTGCTGTTGTGATACCAATACTCAAGTTGGTCGGTCTTAGTTGTGCTCTTATGATGTGTCTCTCCACTATGAACATGAATAACCTCTACACCTTGATTGTAATTGCCATCAAGATTCTGCTCTAGAAACTCAGATGATAACTGATTAGCAAGTAGAATACGAGGAGCAACAACTACAATCGTTTTAGACAATACTGTTCTGCTAAACTCATTCATAGCATCATCAATCATACACATTGTCTTACCACCACCAGTAGGAATAATGATTTGTCCTTTAGTGTTGCGAAGCATTGCTTTGACAGCTTTAGTTTGATGTGGTCTAAGTGTAAGAGTCATTCAAGTAATAATCGTATATGTACATTATAATCAGACAGGGCGGCATAGCAACCACCCTATGTGACAGTATTTTAACTGGTTAGATATTGTTTTTCGTATTCTAATAGTTCTTCAGGCACATCTAATATATTTGATTCGATTGGTTGAGCGTGTTTCCATTGAGTCTTATTCTTATCTTTCTTATATAATGATATGTTTAAAGAATTATACTTCATGTGAGTAGGAACTAATACCTGATACTTATTATCTCGATTAGATGTAAGATCAGATAGTGCC